CAGCACGGGCGACTACCACTACGACATCCTCATCGTGGCCGAGGGGCTGCACCAGTACCGCTGGGTCGGGTCGGGCGCGGTGGCACCGGGCGCGGGTGAGTCGTCGTTCATCGCGCGGAGGACGGTGTTCGCATGAGGTTCGTGGACCGCATCCGCTACGGGTGGAAGGCGTTCAGGTTCAGCGGGTCCGCCTCGCAGGGGTGGGCGGCGTTCCTCAACCGAACGTCCTACGACTACGCGAAGGCCGTGGGCGACGGCACCAAGAACAGCATCGTCGTCGCGGCGTTGACGTGGATTGCCCGCAACTTCCCCGAGGCACCTGTGCGGGTGCGCGAGTTCGACCCCGAAGGGGAGTTGGTCAGCACGACGAACGACGGCGCGGTGCGGATGGTCAAGTTGATTGCCCGCCCCAACGCGTTCCTGTCGGGGCCGCTCCTGTGGATGGCGACCGTCATCGACTACTGGGTCAACGGCAACGCTGTGTGGGTCAAGGTCCGGGGCGGGCCGGGTGGCGCGGTCACCGAACTGTGGTGGGTGCCGTGGACCCTCATCAAGCCGAAGTGGCCCGAGTCGGGCAACGAGTTCATCAGCCACTACGAGTACAAGCCCGACGGGTCCACCACCATCAAGGTCCCCGTCGAGGACGTGGTGCACTTCCGGTTCGGGCTGGACCCCGACAACATCCGCGTCGGTCGGACCCCCCTGACATCGGCCATCCGCGAGGTGTTCACCGACGACGAAGCGGCCAACTTCAGCGCGGCGCTCGTCCGCAACATGGGAGTGCCGGGGTTGGTCATCATCCCGCCGGATGGGGCCATCATCACCCCCGAGGACGCGGACACCATCAAGGACCGAGCCAAGCAGACGTTCGGCGGGGACAACCGGGGCGACCCGCTCGTCATGTCCGCCAACTCGTCGGTTCAGGTGCTGTCGTTCAGCCCCGAACAGATGAACCTCCGCGAACTGCGCAAGTTGCCCGAGGAACGGGTCACCGCGGTCCTCGGCGTGCCCGCCATCGTGGCCGGGTTGGGTGCCGGGTTGGACCGCTCGACGTTCGCCAACTACTCCGAGGCGCGCGAGGCCGCGTACGAGGAGAACATCATCCCCACGCAACGGCTGTTCGCGGCCACCATCGACACCCAACTGCTCCCCGACTTCGTGGGGGACGATGCGTCCGAGGGGTACGCGACCGACTTCGACATCTCCAAGGTGCGGGTGTTGCAGGAGGACCAGAACGCGTTGTGGGCGCGGGCCGGGGATGCCGCCGCCAAGGGCCTCATCACGCTGGCCGAGTTCAGGACGCAGATTGGCCTCCCGGTGGACGACGACCTCCACAACGTCTACCTGCGACCCTTCAACGTGGTCGAGGTCCCCGAGGAACACGTCATCGAGGACCCGAACGCCGAGGAGGAGGAACCGGAGGAGGAGCCGGTGGTCGAACCGGTCGAACCGGTCGAGGACGAGGCACCGGAGGACGAGGACGAGGTGCCGGTCGAGGTCCCGGTCCCGGCGTAGCCCATGGCCGAACGCATCCGCGGACCCCGTGCCGTCATCGGACCCCGGCAGTCGTTGGTGGCCCGCGGCACGGCGCGGCTGGACACGGCCTTGGCCGACTACTTCGCGGGGTTGATGCGGCGGGTTCTCCGTGCCGCTCCGGGGCGCAAGGGACACGGTGGCATCGCGGTCAAGGCCGAACCGTCCGCCGGGTGGGTGGACGACTTCGATTGGGACGAGGAGGAACGCACGCTGCGAGGCGTGTTGACCCGGTTCTACGACACGATGGGACCCGAGGTGTTCGGGGTCATCAACGCACAGGTCAACGCCGACATCCGGTGGGACCTGTCCGAGCGTGGCGTCCGTCGCATCATGGGCCGGGTGGCGAACCGAGTCACCCGCATCAACGAGACCTCCAAGGACGCCATCCGGTCGGTGGTCGAGCGGAACATCCGCGAGGAAGCCAACGCCGACGTGATGGAGCGGGAGTTGCGCGACCTGTTGCGGTCGTGGGGCGAGTCGGGCGGGCGGGCGCACGTCATCGCCCTCACCGAGTCGGCCAACGCCTTCAACCAAGCCGCCATCGAGGGCTACCGCGAGACCGGGTTGGTCGACTCCGTGGAGGTGTATGACGGACCCGACTGCGGGTGGACCGAGCACGATGACCCCGACCTCGCGGACGGGTCCATCCGGTCGTTGACGGAGGCCGAGATGTACCCCGAAGCACACCCACATTGTCAGCGGGCCTTCGGCCCCGTAATCTCACGCGAGTAGGAGGCGGATGATGCCTGACGACATGACGGCGGGGGCCGAGGAGGCGACGGTGCCTGAGTACCGGGTCAAGGCGGGCAAGCCGCTCGACTTCAACCTGACGGAGGACGGCGAGGTCAAGGTCGCCTTCGCCACGTTGGGACGGGCCGGTGCCGAGGCCGAGGACGACATCGACAAGGACGGGGACGTGTCGCTCGTCGGGTCCATGCCGGTCGGCAAGGCCATCCCCATCAGCGCGTACGCTCACAAGTCGTGGCCCGAACGGGGCGGGGAACTCCCCACCGGGCGGGGCGTCATCGAGGAACACACCGGGCCGGGTGGCAAGCCCATCGCGGTGTTCACGGGCAAGTTCTTCACGGAGACCACCCACGGGCGGGACACGTACCTCACCGTGAAGGCGCTGGGCGACTTGCAGGAGTGGTCGCACGGCTACAAGGAGGTCAAGTCCCGGCGCGGGACGTGGGCCGGTCGCAAGGCCAACATCATCGAGCGGTTCGACGTGTTCGAAGTGTCCCCGGTCCTCGTCGGTGCCGGGACAACGCAGACGCTTGCCATCAAGGCCGACGACATGGACAATCTGGACGACGAGGTGCTTGCTCACCTGTCGTATGCCGACAACGCCGACCGCGTGCTGGCCGACGTGAAGGCGTGGGTGGAACGGACGGACGAACTGGCCGCACTCCGCGCGCGTACGCGGGGGAAGGCGGGCCGTGTCCTCTCCGCGGCCAACCGGGACCGCATCAGCAAGGTGGTCACCGCGCTCCGTGACGCATCCGGCTACATCAGCGAGTTGGAGGCGATGCTGGCGGACACGGACCCCGACGCGATGCACGACCCGTTCGCGGTCGCACCGGGGAAGGCCCTTGAAGCCGAGTTCATCCGCACGCAACACCACATCCGCGACATCCTGACCGCACGATAGGAGCCACACGCACATGAGCAACCTCGCCGCCCTCCGTGAGGAGGTCATCGCGAAGCAGAAGGCCCTCGGGGCCGTGTTCGCGGCCAAGCCCGACCTCGACTTCACCGCCGAGGAAGTGGAGGACATCCGCGCCAAGAACGCCGAACTCACCGACCTCGGGGAGCGGCTGGAGCGCATGAACGAACTGGACGGCATCGCCCGGTCCGTCAAGGGCGCGTCCATGACGTACCCCACCCCCGCCCCGGAGCGCGTCAACGCCGAGCCGAAGTACAAGACGTTCGGCGAGATGTTCGTGGACAGCGCCGCGTTCAAGCAGTTCAGCGGGTCGAAGTCGCCCGAGGTCACCGTGGACCTCGAGGACGCGTTCGGTCGTGGCGCGGGGCAGTACGGCCTCAAGACGCTGTTCGACAGCACGTCGTTCGCGCCCGAGGTGGTCCGCCTCCCCACCATCATCACCCCCGGCGAGCAGCAGCCGACCATCGCGGCCCTCATGCCGTCCGGTCGCACGTCGCAGAACGCCATCGCCTACATGGAGGAGACGACGACGACCAACGCCGCCGCCGAGACCTCCGAGGCGGGGCAGAAGCCCGAGTCGGCCCTCGCGTTCACCGAGCGCACGTCGAACGTCCGCAAGATTGCGACGTTCCTCCCCATCACCAGCGAGGTGATGGAGGACGCGCCGATGATGGAGGACTACATCAACACCCGGCTGCAGCAGTTCGTCGCGTACCGCGAGGACTCGCAGTTGCTCAAGGGTGACGGCATCGCCCCGAACCTCCGGGGCCTCATCAACACCCCCGGCATCCAGACGCAGGCCAAGGGTGCGGACCCGACCCCGGATGCCGTCCACAAGGCCATCACGAAGGTCGCCACCGGCTCGTTCCTGACCGCGGACGGCGTGGTCATGCACCCGAACGACTGGCAGGACATCCGGCTGCTCCGCACGGCGGACGGCATCTACATCTGGGGTTCCCCCGCCGAGGCCGGTCCCGCCCGCATCTGGGGCCTCAACGTGACCCTGACCACGACCATCACGGAGGGCACCGCGCTCGTCGGGGCGTTCCGCGCGGCGGCTCAGGTGTTCCGGCGCTCGGACATCGCCATGTCGGTCAGCGACAGCCACGCCGACTTCTTCCAGTACAACAAACTGGCCATCCGCGTCGAGGAGCGGCTCGCCCTCGTCGTGTTCCGCCCGTCGGGCCTCTGCACGGTCACCGGCATCTAGCCATGGCGGTCATCGAAGGCACCAGCCGCGGCCTGACGGTCGCGGGCGCACCCGTCGCGGGGACGGATGAGGTGCAGACCATCACCATCACCGGCACCCCGACCGGTGGCACGTTCCGGCTCAAGTTCGGTGACGCAGTCTCCGCGGCCATCGCCTACAACGCGGCGGCGGCAGCGGTGGACACCGCGCTGGAAGCCCTCCCCGGCATCGGCACGGGCGGGGTGGTCTGCGCGGGCGGTGCCCTCCCCGGCGTCGCGGTCACCGTCACCTTCTCGGGGGCGGGCCTCGCCCGTCGTCCGCAGCCGCTTCTGGAAGTCGTCAACGCGGCCCTCACCGGGGGCACCACCCCCGCTGTGGCGGTCACCGAGACGACCCCCGGCGTGGCCGAGACCGGCATCGGCGCTCCCAAGGGCGCGTTGATGACGGACACCGACAACGGCATCCTCTACATCAACACCGGGACCGCCGAGAACCCGGTGTGGACGAAGGTAGGCGTGCAGACCTAGCGGTCGGCTCGCCCGCCTGAGACAACCCGAGGGGTTGCATGGAGAACGTCGAACACACGTTCGCTATGCAGCCCCTCACTCGTTCTATGCACGCTCGCGTGAGCGCCCGTCAGAACGACGGAGCGCGAGAAAGGGGGGGGGCTTGGCCGTTCGCTTTGCCGAGTCAATAAGGTCCGCGCTCCGTCAATCTCGTTCGGGAGTGAGGGGGGTGTCTCGGGGCCATCTTCGGGGTACGCTGTAGCCGGTCGCTCTCGGACGGCTGCATAGAAGCAGGAGGCATCTCGCATGGCTGACATCACCCTGAGCGAACGGGTCTACGTCGATGAGGACGGACGGGCTACCACCGACGAGGCGCGGGGCGCTCGCCTGTGGGGGACCCCCGGACTCGTCGTCAGCGAGGCGGATGCTGCCGCCATCGGCTACGGAGTCAAGGCCGACCCTGAGCCGGTCGCCAAGATGGTCCGCAAGGCACCCCGCAACAAGGCGGTGTCGGGGCCGGGTGGCGACAAGTGAGTGTCGTCACGGTGGCCCAAGTCAAGGAGGCCATCCCCGGCATCGCGTGGTCCGACGACACCATCCAGATGTCCATCGACGCTGCCGAAGCCTCCCTCGA